TTAAATATTTTTTTAAAATCTTATATATTTATTTTTGTTAATTTTTCAATTGGTATATAATAATATAGACTTTTCTTATCATTATAATCAATTCGTTGATTTCTCACAAATGAGCCAACAGTGAATGAACCGAATATTAACTCATCATACTCTATATAATAAAGTCCATCAGTGAATGAAAATAAAAAGTATTCCTTCTTATCTTTCATTATTTTGCTTGCTGGTATTATCGTCGTCGGATATGTATTATAGGTGCAGTTGCGGCTTTTTAGCTCATAATAGCATTTATCCCCCTTAAAGTCGTATTTGCTATATGGGGATGCTGCTTTAGTTATTACACCATCATTAAAGTATTTAGTAATAATTTCTAATACTGTATCCTCATTACTGATTCCGAATGCGTAGTCGTTTTTAAAGCTTGCCATTTAGTTGTATATATAATAGGTTTAGAAAATAATTTTAAAAAATATTTTAAAAATATTTAAAAATCTATACCTTTTTTATTTATCTTTCATTTTCATTCTGCGTTTTTTTTGTATCCGGTATATGCTCTTTATGTTTGTGTTTGTGTTTGTGTGTGTGTTTGTGATGGTGTTTATGTGTTGTTATGTCATCATCTTTATCTATGTTAGTAATACAACAAGTTGATACACAGCTATCCTTAATAGATACATCCCTAAAGAATTGTTTAACCTTGTCGCAAAACGAACTCATTATATATTTATATATCTATATAATTTTTTTCGGATTACCATAAAAAAACATCACTGAACCAACCAGCGCTATATTTATTATGTCTGTCGCCGTCGTGTCTCTTTTTATAGTTTTTCCTCTTAATATCATCATTGTTATTGTATTCACTGTATAGCCCTATTTTGTCGAAAAATTGACTCATAGGCACACCATTCTGTATGGCACCAAACGATGTAATATATTGTCCGTCCCTGAATACATCATATTTTTTGTTTTTCTTTGTTGATTTCCTGAAATCGAATCCTGCAAGTTTAATCCACATTATGTATATATTAGCTTTTTAAAATGTTTTTTTAGAATTTGCGGAGATATTTTATTTTAATTATATATATATTTTTAGATTTCTCCGCAAAATCTAAACCTAATCATTCCGCTTTATATATGTTTCTAACATCATATTAGCACTGCTCCCCATTTGCTCCGCATCCTTTTTTAGTTCTTCAACATTAAATATAGGATACTTTTCACTAATAAATGAATGTCTAAAAATATTAACACCTGCCTTTTTACCCCATATTCTTTCTAAATGTTGATTTAATTTAATTGAATTCATTTTTTTATTTTGACTATCAACTAATAAATATTTATTTTCATTAACATTCATAAACTTCTTCAATAATAATAATAACTCTTTTGGAACTGCTACTCGCTGTTGTCCTTTTTGTAATGAACCTTTAAATTTATTGAATACAAACTCTTTATTTTTAATATCTAAATAATTATCTTTTTCTTTGTCTATATCATCCACAACCATTTCAACCCAATCAATTGCTCTACGAGGCGGGATAAAAATACCAGATGTTAATGCTACTATTATTAAATTTTGTAATTTTTGAAATTCTTGTTTAGTTAATAATTCCTTATTATACTTTTTAAAAATATATTTTGTGCTCTTTAACATTTCATCAAATTTCTTTTTAACATCATCTTGACTAACCCAATTTTTTTCTTGTGCTTCTGTCTTATTCTGTTTTAAGTTTTCACTTCTATAATGTTCGGCATCATCCATCATAGCCTTTTTGTATTTTTTATTATGCCGTTCGTCCGTAATTGCTATTAAACTGCTGTATATAGTCTTTCTCACATTAGGTTTAACGTCCTTCAAATGCTTTATAATAGTATCTTCATTCTCAAACCAATTAATATTTAATTCATCACCTTCTTTATGAAACTTCTTAAATAGATTCTTCAATATAGATGTATATGTATTAATACTGTTTTGTGTGATTTTAGGCCTGTTTTTCCGTATATCTTCCTTCAGTTGTGTCGTATCCATAATATTTTATATATATTATATACATATAAAATAAATTTTAAGATTAATTTTTATTTTCTAAACCTAATATATACAATATGGTTGATATAAAAACAACAAATAAGATATTCAAGGAGCTAAAACTAAATCCTGCTGTTGTCAGTAAAAAGGATTTTCATTTCGGCTTCAATGCTGAAATGGAACATAGAAATATAACACACGGGGATTATGACATTACGACTAAAATTGTATTAGCACACCTTACCGAAATTCCAGACTATTATAAACGTCTTCGTAAATTAGAAGGTAAGGCAAATAAGGATTGGAGCAATAAGGATAAGAATATATACCTATAACCGTAATATAATACTTTTCGGTTTATCAATAAGTTGTTTCATTACCGCATCTGCATCACGGCATCTATTACATATACCACATACATCCTTACCGTATAGCCGTGAGTTTCTTTTACATATAATACATAACAATTTATGTCTTAATAACTTTATTTTAAACATTTTATATATATTATATTAAGATAATAATATTTTAATATATTAATTAATTCCATCCATTATATTATAACTTAATCTTAATGTTAATATGGGGTTATACCTTAATTAAAAATTTTTAATTAAGCTATATATGTGTTTTTGATTAACATTAAGTTAATAGTTTATTCGTTTATGTATTCATCATAATTAATATTATTAATAGTATTGTCTCTGATTAGGTTATAATAGTTTATACCGGATAATTTATAGCTTGTTGGCTTCTTGGTATGACTATCCTTTTTCTCTATTGTAAAATAGCATCCACTCCAGTTTGTAATGCATCTCTCTATATATGGAAAGAAGGATTTATATTTATATTTGTCATCAACTGTATCCTTGGCTGTATCATCAAAATCAAATATATTAGATATTCTCTTGCGGTTCTGTTCTATATATGGTATTAGTGTCTCTATATCCTCACGCTTTATAACTGTTGATGTATCAAAGGTGTTTTTTATTTTAAGTGTATCCACGAATTTATTTATAATGCTTAGCTTAAGAAAATGGCCTCTTATCATCTCTTTGCAGTTATTACTTTCTGTAATTTCAGCATCAATCATTTTAATATAACTTCTGTGCTTCTCGTCGTATGCTCTTTGGAGGTGTTGCTTTGTGTGTGTGTTGAGATAACCATTATAAAAGTTCGCCGCTTGTTCTTCTATAGTTAAATCGTCTCTTATCATCCTTTTATAAAAGTATTTCTCCTTAATCAACTTATCGATGCTTGATGCCTTCATAAGTTTCTCATTTGATATATACCTTTCTATATCAGTATAATCAATATCAATAATATCATTATATTCGTTTATCAGTTGCTGCATCTTTTCATCTTTTATGTTTTGTAATTCATCTGCTGCCTTCTTATTTGCTTTTTTGGTTGGTAGCTTTTCATTAGATTCTGATGGTCTTACGTATTTATATCCGCATTTGTCTAAAAATTTATAATACATTTTTTCGTAATGTGTATTAGATACATACATCTCAAATAAATTAAAATATATAATCTCCCTTAATGGTTTAGGTGTTTCATCATATGTCTTGAATGTATCCATTAATATCTGTAATGTGTAATGGGTTTCATCATCCTTCTCATCTTTCATAAAATTGCTTACTTCGTCGATACATAACTGTAATTTATCTTTATTGTAATTTTCAAAATTTTCTAATGATAGATAATATACATCATCTCTATTTTTTTTCATATTCTTCTTGTTTTCAGGTAATGAGAAATACATTTTATTCTCTTTAATATGTCTCACTCTCATCATCATCTGGAACATATCCCTAACACTGCAGGTCGGAAAGGGACACATCATATATACATTATCAAAGTCGCCACTGACACTATAAGAACACCCGATGGTGTTTGTCGGTGTCGTGCCTACAAATGATGCATTACGCCACGATGTATTTATATTGGTTAGACTATCTTTAAACATTTTATCCTCTCTCTTATATCCACCATAATACATCAGACTCTTATTAAATATTTCAGGTATAAATTTACGGCCTGCTTCTATCAATTCTAACTGCTTTTTGGTTGAGCTACAAATATATGGTTTCTTCTTTTCTATCAATTCTTTTATTAATTGTTTTTCTAAATCATCATATACCATTCTTTCTGCTTCTCTCTTAATTGGAGATGTATTATTTTTTATAAGTGTTATAGGTGATTTGAATGATTTAATAAACCGTATTGTTCTATTAGTTAAAAATGCATCAGCGCATACAACCTTTTCTGCATTGTTTATTAATTGAATCAGTATGTTATAACAATCTAAATATTTACTTTTCATAGTCGGACTGCTAAACTGTGCGAGGATTGCTTCACTCTCGTCTAAGAATACACACTGATAATTATTTTTAATATTTATTTTCTGTATGCTCTCAACCGAAATAATCAATTTCTTCGATTTAGTTATATCAATCTTTTTAATATCATCTTCGTCCAGTAATGCATCAGTATAATTATCTATTTCAAACTCTTGACTAATAAATAAACTAAATGACACACGCGGCGATAAAAATAAAAATCTTTCATATTTTTTCTCTTTAATCATTCTCTTTATAGCTGTTGTCTTGCCTCTTCCTAAATATGCATATAATATCATAAATTTGTTATCATCTAAAATGTTATTTGCATCAGGTGTTCCTTCTTGGCTGACAAATTCACTTTTCTCTTCTATAATCTTAATATCATCAGTCTCTAAATCAAAATAAACCCTAAATAGTTCATCAACCGTATTGAAATATTCGGGGTGTGCCTTTTTGGCGAGTCTCTTTAAGGTTGATATATTAAATATCCTCCCGTCTGACTTAAAATTATCAAATCCACTAATAATGTCATTATCGTTATCTGTTTTATTAGATAATAAGCTCCACTGTCTCCATTCATCCTTATCTCCGCCGGCTCCCTTTATAGAAAATCCTATATGTAGGAAGTCATTATATGACGGTGTATTATTTGGTATTAGGTATAGATACCTTTTATATAATGGTAAATTGTTTAAATCGGTATATGTTAAATTTTTGGACGCCATAAGAGTATTATTAGCGGTCAATGTAAAATTAAAATTGCTGAAATGTTCGGTTGATGTTGTTATACTAATAGTATGTTTATCATCGGTCTTGTTCTTTTTCTTTATTTGTTTAACTGGTTTCTTCATATTCTCTGCTTTGGTCTCTATCATCTTTTTGCTTATCAAATATTTACTATTGATATTATAGCATATTAATGTGTCTAATACATCAATATTATTGATTGCTAATAATCTGTAAGGTTTATAAATCTTTGTTTGGTTGATGCATCTAATTAATTGATAATTAGCGTATGGGTGTAAATCCATAATGCATTTTTGTGTATCGTTCTCAATAAAAAATAAAAATTCAAATAATTGTTTCTCGTTATCATTTAATGGATTAATAAACCTATTACTCACATAAGTGATAAACATTTTTTGTTCTTCAACATTATTAAATTTAATAGACTGGTAAATTAGATGGTTTGAAAACTTATTTTTTCTGCTACTGTTTAAAATAGTAATATCATTATCATCCATCAAAATATCAAAATCATTATTCAGAATATATTTTATAGCATCCATAAAACGGACTCTGTATAATGTATCGTCGGCGTCATCCTGTAAAGGTGCCTCAAGGTCAAAATATAATTTGGTCGCATCTTCTGGCTTTATCATTTCATACATATTATGATTATCGTTAAGCAATATCCTTAACTGCTCAACATTAGTTTTTTTAATACAAAAATATTTTTTGGTTATAGCCCCTTCCTTCACAATTGCATTTGTATCTTTATTATAGATATCTGCATTCTGATGGTCAGTGCCTAATAGAAAATAATTATTTGTATCTTTAATGTCTTCAAGTAAAAGATTCCGTTGGTGGTATATCTTACTGTATTTTTTAATTGTTTTAGTGGCTTCCTCTTCCTGTCGGCTTCTGTATATATGGTTTTCTGGTAAAACAACTTTAGGCATTTTTTTCCTGTATTTATAATATATATTTAGAAAATAAATTTTTAAAACATTTTTAAACTCAAAAAATTAATTTTCTATATATTTTATTTTTTTAAAACTTTTTAATTTTCTATATATTTAAATCTTTTTTTTAGAATTTGCGGAGATATTTTATTTTTACTTTATATATATTTTCAGATTTCTCCGCAAATTCTAAACATATAAAAAAATTATTATATAAAACTAATATATATATATAAATGAGTGCATCCATTATAGATTTCGTTAATTGTCATACAGAGAATGAAGTAGGCGATACAAAATATGTAAATGATAAATGTTTAAATGTAAAAGAAATTAATTGTGATAATGGATACGTTCAAGATACAATAAAAATGTATAGTTTAACTCCTAATTCATATTTAGGTTTAGACGCTAATAATAAAATGGTATCAAAAAGTGCTCCTGACAATACAACCCCCGCATATTGGTCTTATAATAATGGTATTAATCCTTTCTTAATTCCAGCGAGTGCTATTACTCAATTAGATATAGCGAGAAGCGGAACATTACTTGAAGCAACACCTAATATGAGTTATAATAGTTCTACATTTGTATTGAATATAGCAGAAAGAGGCATTTATTTTTTTACTTGTTCTTATGAGGTTCGTGTAAATGTCAATCCGATTGATGCGTCTTGTATAGTTTATTTTGAAAATGTAATTCCTCCCCTACCAACCAGAGTTTTTAGAATAGGTGAAATAAGATTATTAACAGCAAATGTTAATGACACAAGAATAATGACAGGTTCATTTATCGCTGCCAGTGCGGGAGGGCCATTTGGTAATTGGAGAGTAATGATAAATAACCAATATACGACAGCAACAATAACTATAACCAATATGAATACATCAGTTTATAAAATTGCGGATTATTAATATGAATATTATTATTTATATTAAATTGTATCTGGTTCATCATTTCGTCTTTCTATTTTCGGTTGTCGTCTATTAATATAATTATCCATCATTTCATTTGCTTCTTTTTCCGCTTTATTAATTAGATGTTGATGATGTAATGCTTTTATTCCATATACACCAGCTAAGCCGGCTATTGTGCCTAATGTGCCTACTAATTTATTTTTATGTTTTTTCAACCAATCCATTATACCTTTCCCCTGCATCTTATTCTTTCCCGCTCCCTGCTTCAATACATCCACTTTAGCGGCGGCATCTGTTAGAAACTTAATGAATGTCTTATGTAATGAAAATTTAGGGTCTGCCAACATCTTCTCTACATCCTGCATTATAAATTTATTCAATTCAGGAGTTAAGTTATTGCTATATTTCAATAGGTTCATAACAAAGTTTTGACAGTTATACTTATGTGCCGAATACTCAATGAGATTTTTACCGACTCCTTTTAATGGTTTATAAAAAAAGTCATACACATTAACAGTATTTTTTATAGGGACATCCATAAAATCAGTCTTCTCTCCTTCTCTATTATCAACAGGGCCGATTTTAACAACCTCATCCTTTTCCACTATATGTGCATTACCATTCGACATAGTAAATTCAAGCCATAAATGTAATAAATCATCATAGCTGTGTTTCTTCATAGTTTCCTTTAAAGCTCCTAATGTTATAGCATTGCCAACGGTTGTAATAAATGATTTTATAGGCCTTCTACCGACTCTCATTTTTGTTATAGTTAAATCCTTGTTTTGCTCTATAAACTTTCTAATGTTAGGGGGATAATCATTTCTACCTGTAAAGAATGCCTTAACGGTGTCAATAACTCCTTTCCCTTGTGTTTTATAATAATATGGGCTCCTTGTTCCATCCCCTCGTTTATAAATACTATCTGGCATAATGAATCCTTTACCTTCACCCTTATATATACTATCTGGCATAATGAATCCTTTACCGGTTCCTTCAAATGTATTTGGTTGGTCTTCTAAAGCATCTCGTTTTTTACGTATATAGTCTAAAATTAGGATATTTGGTGTAAAATCCTCTATAGCATCCTCTAATGATCTATCTATTTTAGGGATGTTTTTAATATATTGTGAAAGAGTAATCGCATACTCAGTCAATTTTTCATTTATTTCGTGATAATATCCTCTTATTACCATTCTTGCTTTTTGAGGATTACGTTTAAGCGTAGTTAATGCGTTTTCATATACTTCCTTAAATGTCATATCTGGATTTTTTAAAATACATTCAGCAAAGAAAAATGACCATAGTTGACAATATCCTGCTCCTTCAATACTCTCCTTATTTCTATATATTTCATCTAAATGTTGAAATCCCAACCTAAATTCTTTACCTATACGCGGACAGGTTTGGTCGGTTTTTATATATTTGAATGGTGTTTTCTTTAGCTTTAGTTCTTTATTTACTTTCTTTGTTATTTCTTCTACATACTTATTTAAATATTTCTCGTCAGAATCTACCGGTAGATGTCCTCCTGGCTCAAAACGTAATATTTCTCGTGTATCAACCTTAATAATAAGCATATTAGCGTGTCCTGGCATAAGTAAAAGTTGGACTAATGTTTTTTCTCCTTTCTTAATGCATTCGCTAATTCTAAACGCATATATATTAGTTGAACCCATATAATCAACCAGTCGGGGGTCAATATAAGGGTTTAAATTAATCTGCTTATTCTCTGTTGATTCTATCGGCATAAGGGGACATTTCATATTATATTTTTCTCCTAATATCATTGTTATTATAAAGCTTACTCCAAACCATCCACCATACGACGGTATAGGAGATTCTTTCCCCCTTTGTGCTAAATCATTAATGAATTTAAATTTATCTTCTATCTGGTCGGCTGTAATCTTATCCTCCTTCTTTTCCTGTGCTACTGTTTTTGGCTCAACTGGGTTTTTTAATTGTGCCATTTCCTCCTTCATCCTTGCAATCATATCACGTATATGTTTATCATCTGTTATATCGAATTTTTTTAGTGTTGTAGGGTCGAATATTTCAATTGGATGTTTAGATGGTGCCATATCATCTTTTCCAGCGCCTCCGTTTTTTGCCATTTTCATCTCTTCCTTAAATCTTGCTAATTCAATTTTATATTTTCTCAAAGCATTTTTTCCCGCTTCGCTCTGGTATGCATCTTTATCTTTTGGTGTTAAAAGTTCTATTTGTCTCTCAAGTTCGCGTATATAAAATTTTGCTAAATCATTTATATCTATATTTCTTTTAATAACAATTTGTTTTAACTTTTCAAAATTACTTTTATCAAGATTTGTCAATCTTTGTCCTTTATTCTCATAATACATCTGTATTGCAACTCTAAACGTATTCACCATTTTAAAACTATCTAAATTTAATTTATTAATTGGTTCATCTATTATCACTGGTGTCTTTTTTGGCGCCTCTTGTTTCATCTGTTTCATTTCCTCTTTTGTCTTTGCTATCATATCACGTATATTCTTATCATCTTTAATATTAACCTTTTCTAATGTCGTAGGGTCGAATATTTCAATTGGATGTTTTGCAACCTTTTCCTTCTTAGGTTTTACAACCCTCTCCTTCTTAGGTTTTTTAATAGCATCTTTGTATTCTTTTTCTAAATCTTCATCTAAATTAAATTTTATGACTTCTCTTTTCTTTTTCTTTGTGCCGGTGCTTGATGGTAATTTTAATTCATCTAATTCCCGCTGGAGTTCTATTTCTGCTTCTGTTTTCTCCTTTTTCTCTTCATCCTTTTTCTCTTCTTCCTTTTTCTCCTCATCATCTATATCCTTTTTAGATAGATTCATATTAATATTATATAATTTTCTTAAATAAATGCATACCATAGGATATTTAGTAGTCATTTCTTTTGTCCCCTCTTCGCTTCCCTTTTGATAATCAAACTCGCCGGTATTTACTATATTAACACTTGTTGGGTCAGATGCTGATGACTTTTTAATAAACTCTTTAAAAGCCGTAAATGACTTCTGGCGTGTATCTCTTGTATATCTATCTGATATAATCATCGTTAGGATACCACCGTCCTTCTGTCCGGCTGCTGTTGGGTTTTTCAATAAATTATATGCTTGTTCTACGAAATCAACATCAAATAAATTGATATCAACATAACTAACCATTTCCCCTACCTTTTCTTCTCTTATAACATTTCCGTCAGCATCTTTTATTTTAACTAATCTTGATGCTTTAATTCTTTTTTGTTGTAATCTTAAATTAAATGGCGGATTACCTAATATATAATCATACTCGTATCTACTCTGAAATGTCATAAAATCGGTATTATACACGAAGATGTTATCAATACCTTTGTATAATACCTTCTGAAAATTATAAAATACATTATGGTATTCATTGCTATCAATCATAAAATTGTCTTTGTTGTTGCATTCTTTTAATAGATATGTTATCACACCTCCTATGCCGCTTGTCGGTTCTAATACCATTATTTTATCCCTCTTGTCATCTTTTATTTTACTCATATCAATTATAGTCTTGATATTATCACCAGATGTAAAATTAGCTTGAAAATTAGTAATCTGTTGTTTATCTATATTAAACGAATTCAATATTTCAGTAAGAGATGCCTTTTTATCAAATAAACCTTTAATTTTATTATATACATCAGTGTCGTTATATTGCTGTTGTGCTAATTGCTGCAAATCTGGGTTTTTATTTACCTTAAAATTCGTATCAGTCGCAAATCTCTGTATATCTTTATTTGTTTCTGCTATTTTTTTATCATAAAATTTTTTATACATTTGTCTCTTGAGTTCTATTTCTTGTTTTCGTGATAATGGATTTCCTGCGTGTGCCTTTTTTTCTAATTCCAAATTATACTCTTGTATGAATTCATTATTTTCATTCGTCAAATAATTCTCAAATGACAAATGTGGTTGTAATAATTTATCTTCGAATACATTTATATTCTCCTGTTTATTAAACATCATATCCCATATATATGTATCTCTGCTAAATGATGATTGCCTAAAATCAACTTTATCATAAGTATCAAAATACTGACTTATAATTTTCTTCTTTTTATCACTCTCTTTAACCAATCGGATTTGCTTATATCGTTTATATTTTAATGTTTTTATATTATTATTCATAATATCTTCTGCTTGTTTAATCCATAAATCAATTGTCTTTTGAGGTGTATTATCTTTACCTTTACTCTTTAATTTCTCTAATTCCTTCATTTCTTTTGCGTATAACTTAGAATACTCTTGTTGTTTATCAACTAAGTCATCCGGACAATTTATAATAGAGATACCACCAATCTTCCCGAGGTCTTTACCTCCCCCCTGTATTTTTTTTAATTCACGTTCGCTATATACCTCCATATCTCCCCCATTGACACCTACTAAACAATAAATATTTACCAATGACCTCTGCTTTTGTTTATGGCTATCGAGTCTGACAGCTCTTGCTATAATTTGCTCACTTATTGCGTAATTCCAATAGGGTTGAATGAAAATAAAGTTATTAGTCTCCTTAAAACTAATCCCTTCTTTAATTGCCTTACTAAAAACCAATATCTTTATTTTATCTTTGTTATAGAAATTTATACCTGTCTGCTTTTCGCTTACATTTTCACTTCCGGTAATCTCTACAACCATCAACCCATTTTTAACTAATTCTTTCATTAAGACAGTAATTGCATTATCCATAAACTCAGCATATATTAGCGTTTTTTGATACATTCTCGACTTATGTGATAAAAAATTAATAATCCATTCACTCTTCTCTTTCATACCGCTATTTCGTCCTTCTTGATAATATGGGTCTTCTGCTGTGCTTTTCATAGACATATTTGCAACTATAGGTATAAAATGATATTTTTTACGGGGAAAATCGGGGTCGTTATCCTTTAATCTAAAATATGATATAAGCCCTCCATAATATCTGTCGAATTGCTTACTATCGTTATGTATTTGCAGTAATTCATCTCTATTTAAATTAACTAATGGTGCTTTCTTATAACCTATACCTATTAGAGCCTCAATATCGTCTGGACTATTACAAAATAATGTCCCTGTCATCATTATTGTTCTTAAAAAGGTATTTTGATTTTTTAGCAATAAGTCGGCGACTTTATTACCTAATAAAGAATAATTGCCGGTAGGTTTCCATTTTCTGGCGCTTTCTTTTTCTTTAATTTCCTTCGTTCCAAAATTTCGTAAATTATGTGCTTCATCAATAATCAATAAGCTGTTAGGTTTTATATCGACTTTGCTTAACATTAATTGCTGATACGATATAAATTTATAAACATATTGACCATCTTTATTTTTCCTTCTGGGGTCTAATCCAACATCATACATTTTCATAATTGTATTTATGACGAGACTTGCTGGCATCAACATATATATATAACTATCTGGATTTAGGTTAATAAATTGTTCGGCGCAGTTTATCGCTATTAATGTTTTACCTGAGCCAACACCATAATATAAAATAACTAATTCATTTGTAGCGATACTCCAATCCTCTATAAATTTCTTCTGGTATGGTCTAAATTTATAATTTTTATTTTTATTACCTTTGATTAAATCAAATGTGCTAATGTCTTCATCATATTGTATTACTTCTGGGTTTTGATGTGTTGCATCTTCAGCCCTAAATACATCCATCCATTTATCGATATTTATTTCTGTGTATCTATCAATAGACTTTTTATTGGCATCTCTTTCCTTTCTTTTTTGTAATAGAGCTAATTTATATTTCATCAATTCTTCTTCCTTTTGTTTTGCCTCTTCTTTTTGTTTATTTACGAGAGCAATAAGTTCATCCTTACTCATAGCATCAAGCAATTCAGTATTCTCTTTTTCCTGGTCTGCACCGCCGAGTAATACTCTTTTTATTTGTTCAAACATAATATTTTTATATATATTATATTGTGAAAAAAAATTTAATTATAAATTAATGTCTTAAGCAATTCTAAAAAAAGTTAAATATGTAGTCTCAAAAATAATAGTATTTACGGGGTCAGGATTTTGACCGTATATATTTATTTGAGTTCCCGCTGTAAATGTGTCGTATGTTGTATTATTATAAATGACAGTATTTTCGGGGTTTGGTGATGCTGGCGTTGCGTCGTATGAACCGCCTTTATAATATCGCCCCGATGTTCTATTATATAAACCTATAACCCAACTCACAGTCGAACGGTTTGGAGCGCTGTATATTTCAAAACTTTGATTTATTAAATAAATACCTGCTTCATTACAAGTTATAATGCCTGTAGTCTGATTATATACAAAAGATGCCGATATAGGATTATTATATTGAGGAAAACCCCCTGTTTGTATAAAACTGGGAACTATAATATTCGGGACAATTATTGTGTTTGGTGGTATAGCACCCGAACCGCTATCATACCAACCAAAACACGAGGGATTAGTCGGATATTGCGGCGGTGTAGGTATCGTTTTTTCAACAACATTAAAATTTTCATCTGTCCCTATAAATACATTCGCTGGAACAACTCCTTCTAAATTCAATTTTTCTGATACATACACGGTTTTACTATTCACTTCAATTATATCCAACGATTTATCATTTATATATTTGTTGATGCCGTTTTCTTTTTCAGTATGACAATTAACGAAATCTATAATGGATGCGCTCATTTATTATATATAATAGTTTTATATAATAAATTTTTAATAATTTAGAATTTGCGGAGAAATCTGAAAATATATATAAAGTAAAAATAAAATATCTCCGCAAATTCTAAAAAAAAGTTTTAAGCAAATGATAGGTTATATTGTTTATCTAAATATCCAATACTCACAACATCAAAATTAAACGTGTTAATATTGCTTGCGGTCTGTAATGAAATGCTTTGAATCGGTGCCGTTGTAAAACCGGCTGTTGTATCTCCTGATGGTGATGACACTAATTTATTAAATCCAATACTCCATAAATCCGGCCTAACATTACAAGGATTTAATTTAAATTTCTGTTGTCCTATTTCTTGACCTTTCCCAAAATTCGTGCTGTTTGTGGTGGTGATAGTATCTAAAGCGTATATTTTATAAAAATATCCGGTTTGATTCATTACTGTCCCGGGATTACTGTAATTAATTCGTGTCCTAAAATAATTAGGTGGGGTTGCCGGTGATGTTGTTATCTGAAAATATAAAGAACCTTCTGCCGTTATATTTGTTAATGTATTAAATCTAATAACACACCAGAAACTCTCCAAATCTTGAAAAGTTAATGCAGATAAATCAACCGGTATATACCATCCAATTTTATTTGTATTTACGGCCGCTTTCGTGAAATTCCAATAATTACCAGTTGCAGATTGTATGGGGTCTATTGTAGATGGATCTAAACCTTTCCATTCTAATTGCTCCTGTGCTGTAAGATTACTCCATACAATATTATAAACTGTTGTAGGCGTTTGTAGGTTGCAGTTAATGGCTCGCAGTAGTCCAGCAGAAACACCTAAACCTGCAGCACCAGTTGCACCAGTATCTCCTTGAGGACCAGTTGCACCAGTATCTCCTTGAGGACCAGTTGCACCAGTATCACCTTGAGGACCAGTTGCACCGGTATCACCTTGAGGACCAGTTGCACCAGTAGCCCCCGTCGGCCCAGTTTGTCCGTTTGGTAGAACAACAATATCATTAACATATAATTTTCTTATGTTTGTTGCACTGCCAATTCTAACATCATTATCGAAGTCATACTCTGTTGCACCTTTCCATTGTGTTTTTGTAGTAAGTTGATTATCACATATATAATCCGCTGTAGTAATATCAACATAAGTTTTTACATTGTCGGTTTGATTTTCACAACCGACTGTTAGATACCTTTGAATGTCTGACTGTCCCTGTATGTAAAAATCTTTATTTGTTATAATGTAATCTGTTGATTCTAATTTCATATTATTATTTGCTGATATGATTTGGCCGGCTCCTACAGTTAATGTTGGTTTAGCAGATTCAATCGTATAAGAAAAGTCATTATCTGTATTCGTCCCGAATGGATTGATACCATCACTTAGAATAATGGCTCCGACTGATGGTGTTATTAATGGTTGGTCTGTGATGAGAGCATTAGGATTTCCTGGAGATATATTATCTATTTCTTGTTGTAATACGTCAATTTGTGTCTGTGTTGCAACTCTAACATTATCCTCATACATTATTTCAGCATTAACCTCTTTTACATCTAAACATTTATCATTTATGTATTTATTAATACCGCTTTCCTTCTCTGTATGACAATTTATGAAATCTATAATTGATGCACTCATTTTATTATTATATATATATATCTATATAATAAATTTTATAAAATTTAATATTTAAAGAAGTGAATGTTTCAGTTGCGCTTTTGTTGCCATAGCACCGCCAGAATATGCACCTCCTGAATTTCCGAAACCAACCGCATTCAGAGCATCTTTAATGCCTTCGGATTTTGAGCCAAGATGTCCTTTTATCTTTTCACGAATCATTTTACCAGTTGAGCTATCATAAAAAGATTTAATGTGAGGGAGAATATGCTTAGCGTGAGAAATAATTTTATCCAATCCACCATCAAATAATCCAGTTCCATTTAGTTGAGGGTCTCGCAAGAAATCACTATGCACCATATTATTTTGCTTGTGAGCATTAATTGCATCAGCTTCCGATAATGGACTGTATGAGATGGCCGTAAGGTTAGTATCCCAGGCACACAAAATATTGTCGTAGCACATCACAGTCATCAAATCAAATGTTTCACAGTTAGGGTCATAGTTTTCAACATTTGCGAATATCTGAAATTGTGTCCTGTATGAAACCATAGGACACAGATTGCGGCGGAGAGAGATATTACGGCCGAATTCAAGACGCACACACGCACCAGATGGTGTGATAGTTGTTGGTAGATAATCACCATTTCCATTAACGGCATTAAGTCCATAAGGCATTGGCAAGCCATTAAAAATAGCATAGTTATCAACCAGCCCATTTTCAGCGCACATTTTATAAAGGTCGCACGCCTTACTATTAGATAGGAGAGTCGCACCATCAAAATTTATCTGCACGTTGCTTACTCGTGTGAAATGGTCGGAGCGTTGTGAGCCATCAATTGTAGATGTTGCAGGAGTTGAGCCACGATTATTATACAACATAATATTTTGTGTTGGTTTAACAGCAAAAAGGACAGCAGTTGGGATACGCGATACAGTGATAACTGGAGATGCAACAGCAGTTGTTGTTCCGAAAGGCACATTAAAGGTTTGCGGCATACGTTCAATTGATTTGAGGGGATAATATACCAGATTTGGCACAGCATCCATATTAGTCGATACAGTTACATAACGAAATTCGGGCTGATTTACCTGAACCTCAATGTCGGTAATGTTTAGAACGTTTCCGCCGACACGATTACGAGCAAATGAAAACAAACGTTGGCCGAGAGCACCAGAGAAAAAGGTAAGGTCGAGATTCAATGATGTCAAATGTGTCAAACCATAATTGCCACCACCACCTGACAGGTTAATATTACTCTTCAATGGAGATATAGGGAGGTAATCCTCGAGTGTAATGACGAAGTCAAACTCAGTAGCGCTATTTTTGGATACACTAAATGGCACTGTATTGCGTCCCATAGTATCTTCACTGCCACCTTCTTTAAATCCATTCAATGGATTACGAGCGGAGCCGGCTAGAGAATCATTATTAACACATTGGTCTAGATAGGTAGGAGAGAGTTGAGTTCTATATTTTTCTGGAGCGGTTGTATTATATCTTTCAAGCATATCAACAACAGAGCCGAGAGTCATAGAATATGACGAGCCACCTAGTGTGAGAGTTGCAGTGTTAATAATCTTAGACAATGCATTAGAGCGAGGTGCGAAACATCCATATTCATAAATTGGCCGGTTGGCTTCAAGCACACCATTAGTGTAAGAGTTTCCGGTAACCTTAACAGTGAATTGTTGGCGCCATAAGATTTCTCTTTGCACTACATTAAATTCGTTAGGAATTTCAAGTTTTACAGATATAGCACTATTACTGAAAGTATTAGTTTGGTTTAGGTTAATAGCAAGCAAATTTGACGGCTTTTGGACAACCACAGCCGGAACGGTAAAATCGAGGAGACCTTCGCGAACTTCGACGATGTTGTCAGTCAATGGAGCGGGGATAATATTACTCATCTTTTATATGTATATATATATATATAGATAAAATTATTTTATCTATATATTTTTTAATTAGTTATATATAATTTAGATTTTCTTATATATTAAATTAAAGTTGTCGTTTTTGGATAGAATGCGAGCTTTAATTCTAATGGATGCGCTGTAGGTATAACTAAATCATAACGTTTCCCGAATAGACTAACCCACGATACAGATATCTGAAAGTTTTGCAGCTTCTGAGATGTATTTATATCTATAAGTCTAAGCTGTGATATAGATGATGATGAAAACTGAATGTAATTATTATTAATCGCAAATTCGCCGACATCCACCTGTAAGTCTGTCAGTGTTGGTTGTAAAGGTCTATCACTGGACGAGCGGCTATTCGGTGCAACACCTTTTAAAATAGATGTTGATGCCGATGATACTGTATTTTCCCATTCTAATTTTGTAGGTATGCCATAATTAATTGTAAAAACAACACGTGTCATAGCATTCCACATATTAAGTGAATTCTTCCACGCTATCATAGTCAAAATATCATTAGAAATGGTGCCGGTTTTATCAATCACTGAAAATCTAATGAAATTAATTAAATTAATATTACCATATCGCGCGGATGGAGATAAATACCTGCTAGGGACTTGTAGTAAATCCTGGAGGATACCATCAGTAAATAATTCTATCCTTGCTCTTTCTGTTAATATAGGTGTTCCATTAGGTGCGTATGTTGTTATAGGGTCTTGATTGAAAAACCTAACGTCGCCACTTACTGTGAATTTATTTATATTTTCATCGTAAGAATAATATGGTATATTCGTCCATAGTGAGGTATCAACACCTAAATTTTGACATTCTAACCTAAATTTCCCCCACATATTAATGAGAGTCTGATTTATTGAAATTAAAAGTGTATTCACATCATATACAAAATAATAGTATGAGTTGGTTGTGAAATCCTGCTGTCCATCTATAACAGTCGGCGGTATCCCCCCTACTATTTCACTCTGAAAATATACGTTTTTACTTAGTGAATATATAATAGCACCAGCTGCATTTCTATATGCAAGTGATACTATAAATAAAAGATTATTAGGGTCTGTGTTTTGGCTACCATCTACTAATATAGATGCAAGCGGCACAATTAATTTTGGCACACCTGCTGTCGGTATTAATGCGCGCTGCACACCTATAAAATAATCGTTGGCATTGTCTAAAAATGGAATTGTATTTATTATTTCAATAATACTCGGCTGTATGTTAATATCTGCTGGCGAGCTGTCGCCTTGATTATAATTAATAATCTGACTAACATTGAAATAAAGGGGGCTTTTTGCGTGTGAATTCATTATATTATATATATTTATAATAGATAATAATTATATAAAATTTGTTAATTCTAAAATTAATTTATCATTCTTTTTATAATCTTTTTTATCAAATTGTTTCTGGAAATTCACCATATCTAAATCATCTCTAAGTAAGAAATATATGGCATAACGGCCACATACTGCACTATCATTTTGTTGAAATTGAAATTCATTATATTCAACCTTATAAGGAGATTTATAGAGGAGGTATGTTAGCTGTTTAAAATCTTCTTTGTATTTACGTCGTTTATATGGTTCTATTTCTGCGAGGTTATCATCAATAAAACGGCCATAACTATCAAATACATATATGACATTCTTGAGTCTATCCTTTCTTATCGCTATATAATGGCCTGATTTGACATTATTAGAAAAATCCCAGAAATACAGAATAACGAGCTTATTGTATGGATATAAAGCCTCATCTATAGTGTCATATTTTAAAAGTTCATCGTATGCTAGCACCTTACATTTCCCTCCTAATGCATCAACAATCTCATTACCATTTAATGCGATATTCATATATATTGTATAGTATATATAAATATTATAATTTTAGAATTTGCGGAGAAATCTAAAATTATATATAAAGTAAAAATAAAATATCTCCGCAAATTCTAAACTAATTAGACCCTAATATATACATCTCACGCTCCCCCATTACCACCATAGGGGACATATTAAATATACACACCCAGCGGCCTTTCATACTTAGGATTCTCTTTATGTTTTCTTTAGAAATACCTAAATATTTATTAAGAGCATTTTTATGTTGCACTGATACCGAATTTAAAAAAAATACAAATGACGAGCAACTTAAAAGCATTACCTTCGTTGTCTGGCCATCAGTCGCACAATGGACTGTTTGGACTATACTTATATTTTTCTTTCTGGCATTCTGGATTGAGCTATTCATTAGATGATATAATTTTTTTCTTAAAAAGCCATTCTCTCGTGTATTTTCTAAACAGTCAATATCATCAAAAGCTAATAATGAATGGTCTGGTATATCACTCCATTCTAATTCACTCTCGACAAATTTATCTAATGGTATTCGTTTAACTAAGTCATCTATAAGCTTATCTGTATTGCTTTCACTCATTAGATAAACCTTATTTTCCTTATATATCTTTTTATAGTTTTGTATATACGTCTTTAAATAATAACTCTTACCTGCACCTGCCTTTGCTGATACCATTACAATATTTGTCTGTGTAGGGTCGTTAGTAGGTAGTTCTTCGAAATATTCATCATCATCTAATTTTATATGTGTTGTTATATTATCCTTCTCCCCTTCCTTATGATATGTTTTACAGCAATTATCGCAACATTTCTTTTTACATTTATCCCCCATACAATTATTACAACATTTCTTTTTCTTATCATATAAGTGTATTATCTTACCATCATTAATACTCTTCTTACCTTTTATAATAGCTAATCTTTTACCGCATTCAAATGAGAATGTAAAGTTATCTTCCATTTATTATATATATATACTATATAATAAAAAAATATATTAAAAATAAAAAATATCAATTCAAATGTATATTAAAATTATGTTCTTCTTCTAATGCGCCCCGTCCCCCTTCCCTTGCCGGCTTTAGCATATGGATTAATCCTAACAGATGGTTGTATCGGTTTAGGTATATCAGTGCTTAATGGCGGCGGTGTTTTAAATGGAATACTGACATTTTGAGGTGCTCCTGTTTCATTCATACCATATAATGCATCCCTTACGCCTGCTGCTACAGGTTTTAATACAGACCCCAATACTGGAACCATACCTAATGCATCTGGTAGCCAACTATTAACCCAATCAAAAAACCCCGCCCCCTTCATATGACTTTTATAACCCATACCTTCAAGCATACTCTTATGCTTTTTAATAATAGTATCAATACCATCCTTATTATCTCTATGTTTTTCTAAATCTTTGAGTAATGCTTTCATTTTTTTCATATGTGATTTATCCCCACCACGTAATGTCCCTTTTGTTGCTGATGCTGTTTTATCTTTTTTAAATAGAGTAGGATATTTTATAGCATTAATCTTATCTCTCAAATTCTTCCTTTCATATTTTTTAATAACACTGGTTTTAGTATCTCTATTTCGTCCCCCCTTCACATCATCTAAAATAAATGGTTCCTCACCTGACCCTATACTATACATAGGGGACGGGGCTCCTCCTAAATATTCATTTACTGCCAATATCGGCCTGCTTACGCTTTCATTCATATCTGTCAGTCCTGTATTAGTATAAAAACCAACTGGATACCCCAACAGACTATAATTGTTCCCCCCTCCTAATTGTGTAATACCTGCGCCAATTTGATACAATCCTGATTTATACATATTTATATATTATATACAGATATTATTTATTTGTATCATTTATTTTATCGTTTATGAAATTCTTTAAGTGATTACAAACATCCATAATACTATCTATATTATTTAAAAAGTGCTTATATTGCTCGTCAATACTCTTATCTGTTATTAAAGTCGATACATCATTTTTGTTCTTATTCCGTATATGCTTCTTACTTTTAAAATGTGTATAGATGTAATTAATTTTATGTTCTGTATTACATACGTCGCATTTTTTAACCTTCATTGCATTGTCTGTCATTTATGTTATATATATAATATATATAATATAAAAAAAATATGTAAAATAAATTATTTATATATCCTTACCTTCATCTTTTTCAACTTCATCCTTTACGAAATTTTCTTTAAAAAACTCTCCTAATATTTCCTTAAGCCATATGTCAAGCCCCACCAGTCGCTGTGTTAAGCTGTGATTTTCTGCCATCAGTTTCCCCACAAGAGCCAGTAGTTCATCCCTATCTTTATTATAATGTGTAAAAACCTCATTACCTACACCGATATTAACATCTTCTGGTTTAATATTCATAAATAGCTTTTCTATTAAATCGCACATTTTATATATTATAATGAGAAAAAAATATTTATGAATTATATTATATCTATATTATTTTTTTCTAATTATATACTATAATATAATATGGATAAAGATACTATAGCACAGCTACGCAAACAAAAAAAATATGATATACAATATACTGATGATGTTATCGAGGCCGTAAATTTAATTAGTTATAGAGCAGCCAAATTATCACATTTCGGCAGTTCATTGTTTTCAAATCTAATTTATGCTGGTGATATAGATTTACGTGAGGAGGTTGATGATATCAATAATGTCCCATACATAATGAAAACAATAGTTGATAAGATAACCTCACGAGACGATTACAATAAAAAATATTTTATCGGTGATATAAAGGCAGGCAACAAACGTCAATTTTTAACATTAGACGAGCATTTAGGTCGTGTTAGAGATGGTAAAATAATAGGATATCAGCCAGATTTATTTAAATTATTTGATAGTAAATATAAAGAATTAGAATTTTCAGATATACCTGATTTGAATGATAAGGATATTCTCCCCAAATGGCTACAACTGCATAAAGAATTACATAAAGCCATTACTATTAGATGGACACCAGATGAGGTAAGCAAATTATATAAAACAGATGATGGATTAAATATAATTAGACTCAAGGATGCTGTTTATTTGAGTGAATTGAATAAAATAGATATGTATTTCTTCTGTGAAAGTAAAGGCAGATTTACTGAAATAACGAATGTATTTATAGTCCCCCCTGGACTATCAAAACCGGAGGTTAAATACCAAATAGGGTTGAATGGATTACAATATTATTATTTAAAACCACAGAGCTTATTAAAATATCTTAAACGGTATTATTCATTTGAGAGACAAAACCAAAACTGGAAATTTTTGAAAGTCGTAAGCGAATTTTTAGATGGCAACATTAATATGTTAAATAGTTGTAATACGGATTTAGGTGTATTAGTTGATATGTTAGAATATGGTTATAGTGTTAATTCTAATCTCAATTACATACACGCACATATAAATAATATTATAAACCGATTGCAGAATATATTTGAAGTAAATATTCCCGATAGTGTATTCGAGGATATAAAGAGCATAATTGATATGCGAAAGGCTGATGACATTATAGCTGTTATTGAACCTATCAGTGAATTCTTTATGAAAAAAATAAATGAAAAAACATTAGATTTTTTAAATGATAACAATATTCCATTATTAAATATATAAAAAAAATTATATATATATATAGTATAAATATATAATTATGTCATATCCACCGTATCCTGAAAAATTTAATACGTTTTATAACACTGGTTTTAAGCAATTCTGGGGGTCTGGGTTTCCATACATTAAAGATGATTTTGTAGGTGGTAAATCTGGGTTGCAGTATTTGAGTGATGATGAAACAGAACAAAAGCCTGTAATGGATTTACAGAATGTTGTTATGAAGGCTAAAGGGAAATGTTGTGGCGGAAGAAAGAAAAGGCAAAGGCCAAGTATGAAGAGTGAAGCATCTGATATGGAAGGAGAAGGAGCAGACCCCGCACTGCTTAGAGCCGTTCAGAAATACAGAAAAGATAATAAGGTATCATTAAAGGAGGCCTGGGCTAAAGTCAAAGAAGAAAGAGCAATGCCAAAACCAGCAGAGGCGCCAAAACCAGCAGAGGCACCAAAAAGAAAAAGAGGCCGGCCTAAAAAAAATGTAGTTGAAAAGGAAAAACCTAAAAAGGATAATTTCACAAAGTCTGAGGTTATGAAATATAAGCACGAAAGGGGGATATCTCTAAAAGATGCCTGGAGAGAATTACGGCAAGGGGAGTAAATTAATTTTCTTTTTATGTTTTTCACTGTTGTTATGTCTATTTTTTGATACATAAGAATATGAACCACCACATAATTCACATTTAGTTTTTTCTTTTAATTTAGTCAGCAGCTTATCCTTATTTTTCTTATAATACTCTTTCTGGTATTCGATATTATTGAATTCCTTTTTAGTTGCAGTATCATCTTGAATATTTTGATTTTCCATTATATTCTATGTATATATATATTATATACAGAAAATAATTTTT